TAGATCAGCACTTTCCACTGGTTTTTCGCCTAACAGTATGCCTGTTTTTGCGTTGAACATCAATGTCATTGTTTGCTTTGCCATTATGTTATTATTTATTCGTATAAAAGACAGAGGGAATACTTTGTTGGCTCTCCAGGCTGTATTTCCGTTACTTCGTGATACAGTCCTATGTCCATATCAAGCATGGCTCCTACATGTTCCTGTATAAAATGTTGATTATTGTTGCTATCATACCAGCAAAAATGCTGTGGTCCTGCTGTAAGATATATTAATTTAAACCTCCAATATAAGCCTTGAGCATCACAATGTTTTACAAGATAATCACCTGGCTCATATCTGTTTAAAACTAACTGAGTGCACCACTTTCTGTCTTCAGGAATCGTTTCAAAGATTTTATCAGAAAAAGGATCTTCAACATGGATAAACCAAGAAGAAAATTTACTTATAGGACCACCAGGTGTTGCTTGATGCATGTTTCTTGTACCTTTTACTCTCCTTGTAAATTTTCCATGTTGTATTGCATGGGTCAGAATTTCTTCCGCATTAGCCATATAATTTTTGACAATTTGTGGAGCCTGTGCAGGCATATTTTATCCTGAAGTGTATGCCCAGTTAGATGCACCACGTGTGAAAATTAAATCATTATTTCTTGTGTGATTAAGTGTCGTGGTAGTGCTTGTGGAAACTGAATTACGTGTGTCCCCAATTACCTGGTTATAACTAGATGATGATGAAGACGATGCTGTAATGCTTACACCAGCGATCCTTGCTTTTGTCCCACTTGCTGAATTTGGAGCTAAAGTATCTAACAATGATGCAATGGCTGAATTGGATAAACCTGTGGTGTTGAGTGAAAAGAACAAGTCTTGATTAATATTGGCAATCTGTGCTGTTACATATGCTTTAATAGATTGTTGTGTTGCTAATGACGTGTTGGAATCAGAAGCAAGATCATCTTCATCTAAAATTTGATTTATTACCGTGGTGTTTCCGATTTGGATGCTGGATTCTGTAGTGATAGCGCCGGACACATTCAGGGCCTCTCCTTCAATTTGAATTGCACCTGAATCTTCTGCAAGGAGTGGGCCACCCAGCATAAGTCCATCATTTATTGTTACAAAGCCGGAATCGCTTGATGAAATATTTGTTACTTTCAAATCTTCACGTATAGATAACGCACCATCTACATCGATATCTGATGAATCACTACTTTGTATTCTTGTGGTTGATAATGTGCCAGCAGTAAGTTTTCCTGTGGTTGTTAATAGTTCATCACCAAAATCTATTTCACCACCTGAGTCAGTAATTGATCCATTTGCTAAAGTTAAGTTGCCAATTGCAGATCCTGTGGCCGCTGTAATTGTGCCCGCTGTGTTAATATTTCCACTAGCCGCAGTCATTGTAATTTTTACTGTTGAATCTGACGCACTTGCTTCAACAATTAAATCACCGTTAGTTGTTACTCCAGTTGTTTCGATTGCATTTCCTTTATTGTTAATTGCACCAAATCCATTTACAATTGATCCTGATATCAAAGCCCCAACAGTAGAAACTGATGAAGTTGTTATGCTCGATCCTAATGTGCCGGCTGATAATACAGTTGTCCCAGCAATGTCATACCCTTTTCCTGATGCAACAGAAAGTCCTGACGATGATTGTAATGGTCCACCATCTGCACCATTTACAGTGAATGTTACATCCGTGCCTGCACCTGCACCCTCAATGTCAATACCTGCATTTTGGTTCGACGCTCTTGGAGATTGATCATTGACAACAAGTAAAGAATCTGCAAATGAAGATGATGCACCAGCAGTGACTAAATTACCGTCAATTTGTAAATTTCCAAATACATGCAAATCACCTGAATTTGTTACCTCTGCCGCTGTAACAATAGTTGATGCTTGGTTTACTCTAAATTGTATTCCATCAAAATTTTCATTCTGTAACACAACATTGTTAGAATCAACAAATAGCTTTCCTTCATTGCTTGTTCCAAAAGTTATACCTTGATTATTTTGTATTGCCAATGTACCTGTCATTGTCTCGTTGACATTATTCAGTAGATAATTTTCCGCAGGTGTACCAGCTAATTCTAAGGCATTTTGTGCAGTGGCGTGTAGCCTAAATGTTGTCGAATCTGTAGGTGTATGTAATGTAAGTCCTTGTTTTAAAGTGCTTGAACTAAATCCAGTTGGTGTTGAAATCAACGTCCTATCTGTAGTTGTTAAAATACCTACTCTTGTTCCATCGAGATACAATCCTAATACGTTTGCTGTCGTACTATCTGACAGTGTTTCACTGTCTACCCTGAATCCTGATATGCCATCAGCAGTGCTGTATATTGGGCCTATCAAATCCCAATCTGTTCCATCATACATGTACAATTGGTCTGTTGTTGTATTATTCCAAAATGCACCTGTCTCATATGATCCAGTTGGCTGAGATGCTGAATTCGTGGTGTTATTGATTCCTACAAAATTAGATCCGTTGTAAATCTTTAATTGTAAAGTGGTAACATCGAACCACAGTTCTCCTCTTAATGGATTACTTGGCGCCGATGTACTTGCACTGTTTTCTAATAGTTTTACTAAGTTTTCGTTAAACGGTTCACCATATGATTGATAGTTTCGACCAATTAGTTGTAAACTTGTATCCCCATTAAGAGCACCATCTTCTACAGTTGCAACTATCGACCCGTCTGTTTTGTTAATAACGTATGCCATTATCCTGAACTCACTTTCAATGTGCCTGAATCATTGTATAACTGTCCTGCATTGGCAGGATCACTTGTTGGTAAATTAGCCAACATGACCACAGCGCCTGTCACCGTTAGTCCATCTGCTACTGTGACCTGTGCAGAATCAGTTGAATTTATTTCATTTACCTGTACCGTTCCAACACTTAATATCTCATGTATACTTACTCTGTCTGTAATTTGTATTTGAGTCGAATCTGAAGATTTTATTTCATTGGTATCTATAGTAGTGGCTGTAACTGTGCCTTGAACACTTATAGAATCTTTTACTATTATTTCAGTGGAGTCAGACGATTCTAAACTGTTTACAATTTGATCTTCGTCCGCTGTGATAGTTAATACGTCACCACTGACAGCTGTGGAAATTCCTGTACCGCCTGCAATTTGAAAATTTTGACCTAAATTTATGGCAGTTCCGGTTGAATCATCACCAACAATGGTGATGTTGCTTTCTCCATTTTCAGTAGTAGCAAGAGTTAAGAATGCTAGTGATGAGTCTCCCCCTCTGTTTACTTTTAACTGTGAATTTGTTGTGTCATACCAAAGCTCACCTTCCAGTGGATTGCCTGGAGCAGTTGTACCTGCGGAATTTTCTAAAAGTTTTATAAAGTTTTCATTTACTAACTCACCATAGTTTTGATACTGTCTGCCTGGCAAAGACACGGTGGTTGTTGAATCAACAACACCATCATTTATTGTTGTTAGTATTGTGCCGCGTGTATTATTAATTGTGTACATATGTTATACATCCACAAAATTAGTCAAACTTTGTATCCTGATTGTGTAGTCTATTTGAATCAATCTGTTTAATGATTTTTGTACTGGGTGAAATATTACGTGGGTTAACAAATTGCCTTCGCCTGCTGATCCTTCCCATGAAAACAATCCTATTTCATCAAACACAAATGTATCATTCAAAGTTGTTGTGTTATCAAAAGCACTTTGACCAGCTGGCTCACCAAAGTCTAATAATGCTGTGACAATAACATCTGTATAGGTGGTACCATTTGTGTGTGCTGTTGTAATTTTGTTTCTTGACGCATCTAAATTTAGCGATGAAGTATCATTTATACTTTTAGAATACGTTTTGTTATAAAGATTAGCATTGTCTCCAGAAGAATTTGGTGTCAAATATGTTATCGTGCCGGTAGCATCTACTGTTGTGCCCCCATTTCCAAAATGCATTTCTTCTATGAATCCTGTGGTTCTATTAGATATTGACTTTGCTAGTGCAACCGAGAAGTTTTCATAATGTATTGCATTCTTTTTATCTACATACACAGTGCCTGATTCAGGGTCGAATATTTTGATGTAACCTTCGATGTTAAGTCCTTGTTTTTCGTCAGGTTTTTTCACTGTATCTTCCTTTTTTTCTTTTGTAGTGTCAGCTTGATCTTTCATGTGCTGTGTTATTTATAGTTATAAATAACTGCATATGGCAACTCAGATACAATTTAGACGTGGTACAACAAACGACCATAATTCCTTTGTAGGAGCCTCAGGAGAGGTTACTGTAGATACTGATCTTAACACAATCAGAGTGCATGATGGAGCAACTACAGGCGGTACTAGAATCGCCACATTTGCTAACCTAACAGAAACAACACACTCTTTTTCAGATGCTTCTTCTAACACTTTAGTTGTTACTCCTGGCACATCGGATGTTAAAATTTTGGGTGGTACTAGTTTAACATCAGCAGTTACAGGTGATACAATTACATTCAACTTAGATAACCAAATTACAGTGAATGAGATATCATCTACAGATTCAACTGGAGTCACATTTAAAGATGATCTGCTATTAGCAGGAACTTTACGTGCAGAAGATTCAGGTACAATTAGTGTAGATGGAGGGATGGGAATATCAGGAGCAGTTGCAGTAAGTGGCGCTTTTACAGTCGATACTGTTACCACAAATGTTTTAACAAGCAGTGACTCAACAGGCATTACAGTAAATGATGATTTGTTGTTGGCGGGCACTTTACGTGCAGAAGACTCTGCCACAGTTAGTGTGGATGGTGGTCTGGGAGTAACAGGAGCAATAACAGCTACAGGTACTATAGGAGCTGATACAATTAATGTAAACGTTTTGCAATCATCTGACTCTACAGGCATTACTTTGGCCGATGATTTATTACTAGCAGGAACTTTACGTGCAGAAGATTCAACTACTATCACTATTGATGGAGCAGTTGAAGCGAGTGGAGTTGTAACAGCAACAGGATTTACAATAGGTGACGCTGAAATAGTTGAAGCAGAACTTGAGACTATCGATGGAGTAACCGCAGGCACAGTTGCGGCATCCAAAGCAGTGGTTGTGGATTCAAACAAAGACATTGCTTCATTTAGAAACGTCACTGCCACAGGATCATTCATTATTGGATCAGCTTCCATGGACGAGACTGATCTAGAAAAAATTGATGGTATAACAAATGGAACAATAGCGGCAAACAAAGCAGTGGTGGTTAACGCAGATAAAGATGCAAGTGAATTTAGAAACTTGAATGCATCAGGCACAGTAACATGCGGAACTCTTGATGTCCGTGAAATTTTGTCATCGGATTCAACTAATGTTGTCGTAAATGAAGGATTAGAAGTATTAGGCCTAATGCAAGTAAATGAAATATCAGCATCAGATTCTGCAGATGTTGTGATAAATGATGGATTAGATATCTTAGGTACATTGCAAGTAAACGAAATCACATCAAGTGATTCTTCAGAAGTTGTGATTAATAATATAAGAACACAAGTTATTACAGCAAATGATTCAACTGAAGTGTTAGTAAATGATGCCATGCGTGTGTCAGGATTACTCACTGCCACAGCAACTTCAGCACAATACGCTGACTTGGCAGAGCGTTATGCTTCAGACATGGCCCATGAGGTTGGCACTGTGCTTGTATTCGGTGGCAGTCAAGAGGTTACACAAAGCACAATATCAGATGACTATAGAATAGCAGGAGTTGTTTCCGAAAAACCTGCATACTTAATGAACAAAGATCAGGAAGGTCCAGCAGTTGCCCTTAAAGGAAAAATACAATGTAAGGTTGTTGGTCCTGTCAACAAAGGTGACTTACTTGTAACATCCGCCACAGCAGGTCATGCTATGGCAAACAATGGCGCAAATCCAAACGCAGTACTTGGCAGATCAATGGTAGATGATCTACTAACACATTCACGTTTAGTTTACATCCAAGTTTAAACTAAAATTAAATCAATATTAGTTGTTTCTTTTTTGAGGAACTTTGCTTGAGCAGTTTTTGATTGCTGTAAACCTAATCCATTAGCCGCTGTGCTTGAGTCATCTAACGTGCCAGCGGTGTACCATATGGATCCTGTTTTTAGATATATTCTAACAAAAACGCCCGATGCTGGAGCAGTGTCAAACTGTATGCCTTGACTTGAATCACCCCCAAGTGAATATGCAGTTGTTGTTTCGCCACCAACCTCAACCACTAATTGATTTTTATCACTTGGGGTGAATGTTGTTCCGAAGAACACTGTTGAACCATCGCCAGTATGACGATTCATTGTCGTCGTATCTTCATATGGTATTTCTTGGATTTTGGATGCATCAACTACACGGGTGCCACCAACATGAGTTTGAACGCCAGTTCCTAATGTACCTCTAAATAATCTTTTTAGAGTGTTGCCATCTTTTTCGAAGTACGCAATCCTTTCTTTACCAATGAATATTACGCCAGGAACATTGTTTGCAATATCTGGTGTAGGTAATACACTTGTATTGCGGACCTGTATCTCAGTATCATCTACATTTAGTGTCTGTGTTAATACTGTAGAATGTGTTTCACTAATTCTTCTATAATGATATCTGTTCAAAATGTCTTTAAAAATTCTGTATCCTATTGCATTTTGACTTACGGTGTTTTCTGTAAGATAGTGTATGGTAACCACGTCTGTAGCACTAGGTGCTATTCTTGGTATGATAACTTTGTTGCCTTCAACTCTGAAATCAATATTAGCAGTAAGATAACTTTTGTTCAGTGCCACAAACACATAATCAGAATTAGTAGGAACAAAATCTAACACGTATGTTTTTTCAGATATGTCTGCTACTGTTGCATCATTTACAATTTGCCCACGATCTAAGAGTGTGTCAGCGGCACTTGTAATTGCTCCAAGATCAATAAATGTGCCTGCAGTAATAGGCGAGGTTGAAGAATCATTTGTGCTTGAATCTCCTAGTGCTACTGCTCCATAATCTAACTCGTTGATAATAAGTGAACCAGTCGACGCGGCAAAGACTTCAGTACGCATACCCATTTGATCGTGGTTGTTGAAGGTTGTGACAAATATTTTTTCATTGTGTATTGAACTTCCATCTGACCAGTTGTTGTACAATCTTAGTTGTCCTTGCTCATTAACAGTATAATCCATTCCTACTTTCAACACAATAGCTATGGCATCTCCATTGGAAGGCGCAATACTGAAAACAATTTGTGACTTCAAGTCTGCATTCAGTTCCAATGCATATTCAGCAGGAGATTGTAACACACCGTTAAGATAAACTTCTGTATTGGCCACAGTAGCCAATTCACTGCCTTGCGGTTCATCAGGCAACAAAAATATAGATGTTGTTGCGTCACCAGTGTAATATTTCACTTGTGGTGGTTTTAATCTGTACCTATTTGTGCTTGTTGTGCCTGCAACTCCCTCAACAATAACTTTATGATGGAAAGGACCAAAACTACTAGGCAGTGTAGTAAGGCTTAAAGTTGTTTCCGAAGAGTCAGTGGCAACAGTATACTCTGTTGTTTCCACTTCTGAAAATGCTTTCTTGCTTGTATCTAGGTCAAAGAAGTACATATCTATTACAGCATCATCAGCTGGTGCTGTACTGAATGTTACTGTGCTGGTTTGTTTTCCAACTTCGCGTGACAGAGTAATTGCTGTCTTTACGCCATTGACTAACACATATGTCTGTTTAATTAAATTGTGTGTAACGTTTATGTTAAATGCAACTGTTAATCCATCACCTTCGCGTGTGATATTTGCTAATAGATTATCTGTCGATACTTGGAAGCACACTATCTTGATAAATGAATTAAGAGGAGGAGCAGATGTAAATGTAATTGTTTTATTTTTGTAATCAATAGTGTAATCAGTTGTTTGCAACTTGAACTGATCATTTATAAACACTCGAACTCCATCCACAGCTTTCGGTTCTGGAATACTAAATGTAGTTGTTGAGCTATCCCCATAATGATTTCTTTTTTGTATAATACTTGCCCCATCAGTGGTCCTAGTAAACACTTTCATATCTAGTGTGTCGTATACGCCTCCTGGTAACAACTCTTCAGGCCCGTTAGCAGAATATTCAGATATAAATGCATCACCAACAACATTTATATCTTCTGCTCTTGTACCCAGACTTGTTGTAAATGTTTTTGAGTCAATCACTGTATCTAGGTCCGTTAAATCTTCAGCAGTAAGATCAGGATCACTAACATTTTTATCATAATTGGTCATGTCATAGTTTGCCTGATCATAACCTTCACCTGTTGAGAAAGTTGGAGACGCTATTCTTACGCCTTTGTACTCCAATCCTGTCATTAATTGTGCATACGCATTAATAACTGTGGATCCATCACCTATTAGTCCCGGCATGCCGGTGTTTGGGGAATAGTATGCGTGTATTCTGTCAGCGGCATTCCATAACACAAGAGGATTTAAACTGCCTACTGTGCTACTGTCGCCAGATACTGTAGAATCATCCTGAAGCACATCTGCATCAAAAGTTATTCCTGATTTGAAACTATTTTGCACACGATATATTTCATTTCCAAATCTAATGTTGTCTCCCTTAGAATACACAGTGTCTTTAGTCCATGTTTTAATATTTGCTGGGCCTCCTGCCAACGCATGGTTGGAAGCTATTCTGTCGAATTTAATTGTTTCATTTAGTTTTCTTATTTTTGAATTGGATAACACCGCATGTGCTTTTGCTTCTGTTGTTACAGCTCCACCGCCACCATCTATAACCACTGTTGGGGTTTCGATGTAACCAGTGCCTACTGTGGTTACCTGAATGGATGATACAACACCATCGATAACAACTGCTTTTGCAACTGTGCCACTACCGCCTCCTCCTGCAATACTAACATCTGGGGCCGTTGTATATCCAGCACCACCATCGTCAACAACTATCGAAGCAATAGAATACTTGTAGTTGTCAGAATAAAATTTATGTGGATAATTCTCATACACATCATAATAAGTTGAATCTCCTGGAAATACTTCTGGATTAATATATTCACGTTTAGTAGTGTCCCAATATGTTTGGTTGTCAAAGTCTGTGAAGTCACCTTCATTAGTATCAAGCACACCATATTTGCTTACATCGTCTCTCACTTTTGTAGCAAAAGGTAAAACTTCGTTAAAGTATTTTGTAACATTTTCTGAATTGTCTAATTCAAATTCAGTACCAACCGGCATAGATTCAATAATGTTATTTTTCTTTAAGAATGAAGATTTGATTACCCAATCAACTCCGGAGTCTTGTTCTAGTGCAATTTTTACTGCGGTAAAGAATAGCTCGTTGTAATTAAATTCAGAGCTTTGATTAAAGTTTTGTATGCCCTGTAGAATGTTTCTAAGTTCCTGCACTGCTTCTTCATCATAAACTTTTGTATCATATGCATCACCGCCAAATCCTGCATTCACACTTGCTAGGTCATATATTCCAGTGGACAACTGTATTGTACCATCGCCTATTCCTACGACATCATATCCTTGTGCTGTTTTAACATACAGTCTAAATTTTCCGTTGTAACTTGATCTTACTTTAACAACTGTACCTGTGGTTGGGGTATCTAATTCTTTTTTGCCTTTTTCATCTGCAACTATTATATCTGGTACTGTTGAAGCCGAATATCCTGTTACATAATAATCAGCTAAAGACCAATATCTAGTTGTGTCGTATGTTTGTGTTCTTACTCTACTGAATGTTGCACCATCATATTCATAAATTACCCAGCCTTGTGCAAGTGAATCAAATTCAACCAATACTTTAAATCCTTCTGATAAAGTTTCTGTGTTTATGTATTCTACATCTATTTCTGTATCTACTGCCCTGTCATATTCGCCTAATAGTATATTTGGGACAGGATCTTTTTTGTTAAACAATGAAAGGTCAACTTGAGTAGCATATGGTTGGTCAAGTAGTCTATCGTTAGTAAACTCTACTATATCTTTCAAAGCTCCAATTCTGTCTTTAAACATAGTTTGCCTTGGACGATTTTCAAGGCCATATCTCATGTCATCTGGGAAAGTTAGATCTGGTACTGATCTTCCAAACTTATCAAACCCTATTAATGAATCCTCCATTTTTGCAACTAAGTCAGTATTGATACTCACATCATCATCACCTTCTGCAACCAGTTGATATTCTACATGCGGCTCAATGAAATCAACGTCTGTGGTATTTTCAATATGGAAAGCAAGATTTTTATTTGTTAAAACACTAGGTTGTATTGATAACAATATGGCGTCTTGTCCAACAACAGCTGAATAATTTTCTGCAAAACTTTTTGGATTACGAATTGCACTTGCTATTTGTGCTGTCGTAAGTGACCTTGTATCTACATTTGGAACTGTTGTAGATTCTTCTACCCAGTAATAGTAATAAGTTGCAAATGAATTTGTCCTATCATCGAACACCTGTTGTGTTACAAAAACATCGTTTGCTGTGCCTGTGAATCCAGCTTGTTGTCCTTCTGATGTGCTTGATTGTGCGTTCCATTGTGTCGGAGTCAATAAACTTTTGACCCATTCTTTAACTGACACCGTGGCAGACGGATGTACCTTACCCCAATTTTTAAGTTTGTAATTGTAATCTCCCTGCTCATACCATAAAAATTTAAGTTGTGTAGTGTCTAACCAAACTTCGCCTACATGTTCATCATTCCATGAATTATAATCTGCAGGATCAAAAGGAACTTTAAATTTAATATTTTGTTCTACATCTGTGAAAAATAAATCTTTTACTGGATCAATTCTTGGCATGTCTTGTACAAGGGTGTTGTTACCTCTTGTATATAAAAAACTTTTCCTTAATAAAAATGGATTAACCAAATTTGGTTGTGTAACATCTACATTCCAATAATCTATTGTTCCAGTTTTTTCGTAAATGAACACTTCACCAGCATTTTCTCTAGTAGAACTATCATTGTTAACTAAAATTTCTCTGTCTGGAGCTGCCACATATACATATCTGTCAGATACAGCAAGTGCTTCACCAAAACTATCATTAGATGCCGCGGAATTATTTGATAATGTTTCATTGTGTATAAAGGTGTCACTGTACTTTTTGAATATTTGTACGTTGCCAGTGTCTTGCACATCACTTGAAAATGTGGTTCCTTTATTATCAAAAGTTGTTTCATTACGTGCAGTTGAAGAACTATCTAATCTAAATTTATCGAATGTTGTTTTGCGTGTTGTTAATCCACTAGATGAGTAAACAGCCAACTGATCGTTATATACATCAAGTTGTGATCCAAATCTTGCACCTACTTCTACAGGACTGCCTTTTATTTTAGATTCAAATTTGTATTGTTGTATTACAATCTGTTCATTAAGTGCAGGAGTGCTTGATAATGTTACTGTGTTTGTGCTTTCATTAACATGATAAGACAGTGTGGTCGAAGAATCATCAAACTTATATTGATTAACACCAGCAGATATATATAATCTTGTGTATTTGTCCACTGTGAAAGAAGGTACAAAAGCAGTCGTCGAGCCATCTCCAACATGACTTGATACATTGTTTGTATAATGATACACAACTCCCTGCTCAGACACTGTGTCTTTTTCTCTTGGACTACCTATCAATAAGTCACTACCATCAGCACTTATACCAACTGCTTCTCCAAACCTTGTTTCATTTCTCGCAACAGTTGGAGCAAACTCTTCAACTTTTACAAATGTACCATCAAGTTTCCTATACACATATACTTTACCAGCATCTGTGACACTAGAATCATCATGCAGTTTTGCTCCAACCACTATGGTGTTTCCATCACCACTTATTTTCACAACATCACCAAATTGTTGGCCTTGGTTAGCAGAATCATCTTTTTCTTCTTCGTTATCGCCTGGAGTTAAAGTTTGCTGATAAATGTAACTTGCACTAGCAGAACTGCTGTCTTGGATCTGTCTATAAACGTATACTGATCCTCTATTTGCAAAAGTAGAATCATTAGGGCCTCCAGGAGCTCCAATTGCAATCCATTCACTGTTATCACTAATTGCCACAGCATGTCCAAATTTTTCTCCTTGGGCCAGTGCCGGAGATACAATGTTTTCTCTAGTTGCATACAGTTGATCAACATTTCTTGTTATCACATACACTGTACCTTGATTAGTTCTATCTCCATCAGTAATAGCATCAACAACAGTAACAGATGAGGAATCAAATGCATTCAAAGCAGAATCTGCAAAATCCGTTCCTGCTGTAACTTTTATATGGAATACATCCTGTGATTCTCCCTCTTCATATCTTAAAATTTTTCCTGTAGCTCCTGTTACGGCTCCTGTTACATCTGTGCCTCGCGCCAAAGTTCTGGTGCTATCTAGTGATACTGATGTCATTTTTACAATGTCACTTGTTTGTGGACATCCAATTAATAGTGTGGTTCCATCAGTGCTGATGTCA